GCAGAGAGCGGCACCTACGGTCAGGAAGGCTATGTGCCAGGTAAGCAGGTCGGCACTTACTCCGACTTTACCAAGGAGACAGCTGCTGAGATGATCGGCAAGCTCGCTGCCCACAACTTGCCAACCGACAACGTGGCATTTGTGATGGGCGCAGCTGACTTCTGGAAACTGAAAGTTACTCCATTCGACCAAGGCTCCGGCATCATGCTCATCGGCAATGACAACCGTCTGCTCGGCATTCCAGTTGTGGTGAACAACGCCATCAACCGTGCCACTCAGAAGGGTGCCATCAGCGGCCACGCCGTAGGTCTTGGTAACTTTAAGTACCTGCCTGTGATGCAGCACGGCAACATCCGTCTGTCTATCGACGCTACGTCTGCCGTTGCAAGCAACACGGATGAGGTCTATACCACCATCAATGCTGACTTCTCGATGACCATCTTGAAGGACGGTGCTGACGCATTCGTGCTCTACAGCAAGAACGGCGATAGCGCAAGCGACATCTAAATTGTGATACCCTCTTTCTGGGTTCATAGTTCCAGGGCGGGCGGCGGAGATGAAAGCCCGTCGCCCGCCTCCCAGAAAGAAGGAATGTGAAATTAGATAATAACAAGTCACACGACAATTCATAATGAGCCTACAAACTGACATCGTATTTGTAAAAGCATTGCAAGGAAACGCGGAACTAATGGCAAAACTGCCAGCGGGAAACGTGTATAACACAAGTATTGCTTTGCCGGATGAAGATATTGATAATGCACCGCCACCGTACATCATTGTATCATTTGATGGGCTGACTAATGACCAGTCCACAAAGGACGGATATGAAGGTGACACCGATGTGGTGAATATCAGTATTGAAATTGCCGCAAAAACGAGAAAGCAGCTTGGCGAACTTGCTGAGGATGTAAGGTGCACCGTCCGAGAGTTCTTTGAGAGCGTTGACGAAGAGGATGAGTTGTACGACCTTGTGCCGTATGATTATCAATTTACTGCGCAAGGAGTTATGTACGACTCCATGAAACCTTGCTATTGGCAGGTGTTGAATTGGCAATGTGACACAAACCCATAGAGAAAAATGAAAGGTCAGAATTTACGAATTTTGCTTGGGAATCCCGCTAAATGTGTGGCTTTCTCGACGAGTTGCACATATCATCTCAGCAATCAGCTTGAGGATGCTTCGACAAAAGACACAGAAGGCGGATTCATGAAGCAGGAAATTACAGGTACGTCCGGTGACATTTCTTGCGATGCTCTCTATTCTGTTGAAACAGATGCAACAGGAGTAAGCGGTGTTGATGCACTCGATATGGTGCTTGCAGGACAAGAAGTCGATGTGGAATTTTCTCCTACGAACGGAGAAAAGAACCGATCAAAAACGGGTGTAAAGTACACATGCAAGGGTATCGTTAATGACATTTCAATCAATGCGCCCAACAGAGCAAACGTGACCTACAGCATCCAGATCCAGATGAACTCTAAGCCGGTAAAAAGCGGCGAATCTGACAGCGACAGTGACATATAATCTACCTAACCGTGCGCTCGGATTTAGCCATTTTTCCGAGCGCACATAATTTAACGAACTATGACAGAAAGAACCATCAAAATCCTTGACAAAGATGTAATGATGCGATATTGTGTCGCATCGGAAACAGGATATGAGCAGTTGAGCGGCAAAAGTTCGTCTGTTTTTATCCCAGAAATTGACCAAGACACTCATGAAGTTGTAAAACATGCTGAGGCAACAACGATTGATTATTTGTATCTCGCAATCGCTTCAGTGATTGCAGCCTATTCTTACAAGAAGCAAGATTCCCCAGTAACTGCTGAACAAATCTTGTATGAAGCATCACCCAACGAAGTGCTGTCACTCATCAAGAATGTCGGTGAATTAAGAAAAGAGTGGTATGACATCCCATCTGTCATCCAAGATGATAAAGGTGAAGATTCTGAAGGCTCAAAAAACGCATAAACGCCCACGAATTATATGAAATAGTCGTGGGCGAAATAGGCATTGACAGACAACAATTCTTCTATGATTTGCCACTTTGGGAAATCAAACTTATCATATCTGGGTACAGAAAACGAGAAAGAACATTCCTTCTGATGACGCGGTGGTCAACATTCATGCAGATGTGTACGGGCATGGCTGACATTAAGAAAGCAGGCATTAATTCGGCTGAAGACTTGATGAAATTTTCATGGGAAAAAGAAGAGGATGATGATAACAAGCCATCAGATGATGAAGTGGAAGAGATGCGGAGAATGTTGCAAGAAGAGAACAGGAAGGCTGGCGCATGACCAGCCTTCCTGTTGTATTACCATGTCAAAACAACATCATCCATCCATTCTTCATCAAGCGTGATCAGGAATGGCTTTTGTCCAGAGAACAAGCTACCAGAATAATTCGTGGAGCGATTAGCCTTTAGAGGAACATCATCAATAGAGACAGAACCGAGCACGGAATTGCCACTACCTGAAGAACTGATTGTAACATCCGTGGTCCACTCAGAAGCATCACTGATTGTGAAAAATGATGCAAATAGATTTGTTGTTCCGATGTAAGAATTTGGAATGGTGACAGAGATGGGCGAACAGTCATCGAATGTCATAGTTCCATTGATATAGTCAATGCCATAATACCATGAATCAGGAGTAATGGTCAGAGATGAGCATCCTACCGGAACTCTGTCGTTGATGGTCACTTTCAGTTTTGCCACTTTGCGAATAAGTTCGACTTCTTGGGTTGTGGCTGTTGAGTTCCCGACGGTGATTTCTGCCGCTTGCCAGAAGGTGTCGCGAACTATTGACCATACAATAGTATGCTCTTCATCATCCACATCAGGATCAGAACCACGAGAGGCGACAAAATAGAGGTGGTGCTGCCCATACGTCATTGACATGGATGGTTCACCAAAGTCCTCATCATTGGATGTCTGATGGAGAATCTGGACGCATTCATCTCCAATGTAATCAAATATCCACAAATCAGTCATGTCCTTGCCATCAGCAGACAGTGTAGCTCGGGTGAATGTTGGCCGTCCAAAATCGCCATTCACATTGAATGTGATTGTTTTAGTTGCAGGCATTTCTTCATCATAGAGAGAAACTTTCTGACAGGCGGTCATGGTGAACGCCAATAATGGAATCAAATACTTTTTCATTTTTTCTTATTTTTAAGTTTTATATTTATTTTTTCATATTCATCGTGAACGGACTGCGCGAGCACTTTTGCATATCGTTGAGTTTGGATGATATTCGTGTGCCCCAGCATCTTCGACAGGTTTTCTATCTTCACGCCATTACGGAGCATATATGTGGCAAAGGTGTGTCGTGCAAGGTGAGAATGCAAAGGCGTAGGAATTCTAGCAGCATATCCAAGTGCTTTCAATGCGTGGTTGTAATCTGCATTTCCTATCTTCGGAATCTGCATGTTGTACCTCTCCAGTACTTCAACCGCAGGAGGCAACAACTGACTCACAAAAGGCTTTCCCGTCTTGAGTCTCGTGCCGGTATGTTTCCACACACCATCCACCTTCTTATAATTTCCAATGTTGAATTCCTGGGTGTCAGAATAAGACAAACCCGTAAACATCTGGAACACGAACAAATCACGCGCCACTGCCATTTGAGTGCCAGCCAACGGGTGCAAGCTCATAAAAGCCTCCATCTCTTCCTCTGTCAAGTACTCCACATTCTCTTTTTCGCCACGTCCGAACTCACCACGCAGCCGATTGTATGGATTCGCTGCAATAAGTCCGAACTTCTCAGCGCGATTAATAAGTGCTTTCAGGCACTTGTGATATACATGAATGGTAGCCTCGGAAAGAAGGTCAGCTTTCTTCCCTGCTTTTTTCTCTGCATCTGATAACTCGCGCTTCAGTCCATGCAAGAAAGCATCCCACATGTATATGTTCTCAGTTGTTAGGTCACTCCACTTCCTGAACTTTCCGAACTCCGTCAATCGCTTCTCCACCGTCCTGTAATGCTTCATCGTACCATCGCATAATCGTAACATCGGAATTTGTTCATTAACCCAAACCAAGAACGTCGGCTTATCGCTTGACTCTTCATTTACCGCCCACAGCTGTTTCTTAATCTCCACCATTGAAATCGTTCTTCCCTCAGCCATGCACGCTTGCACTTCCTCATACGCACGCCCGTTCATTATATATAATAATTTATTCAACTCATCAGCATCAGGTCTATTGACCACCCTGTCACCTATCCACTCCGAAGCCTTCACCTTCACACCCGTGGCAAGGTAATACGACTTTCTGTCGATTGTGATTCTCATATCAAGTGGAGCATCCTCATTTTTTCGTGCTTTTTTCTTCCAATTATGTACAATTTTTATAGTAATCATGTTGATTTTGGTATGTTTGTTTTACCACCCATTTTGGAGTGGTAAAACATAGGTAAAACATTTGTGCCATTTTCGCCCCATTTTGACCATTTTTGACCTTGGATAAACTTTTTCACCAACCTTCCTAATCCTTTGAAAATAAAGGGAATCGCCCATTTTTCTGCCGATTCCCTTCATTTTTCATGTGATCCGCTTGGGAATAGCGTGATTTGGAGGGAACCGCTGTGTTTATGGGGGTTTTGGCGGTTTTGAATTTTTGACGTGGTAAAACATGATGTCAATTTGTGTCGATTTGTGTATATTATTTTGATTCTTTTTCATTAGATTCCGCGGCCAGGGACGGGAAGTAGTCATGGCGTTGGGAGGCGAGGAATTTTTGGAGTTGCGATGTTGTTGACTCCAGGGATTGGCGAGCTTGTCTGAGAAGGACAAGCTCGACGTTTGTTTGTCGTCGGAGTTGTTCCAGTTCGGCGATGAGTTCTGAGGCGAGGTCAATGATGTCTTTTTCTCCTTTTCTTTGGGCTATGGAAATGGAGGATGTGCCGAGGTCAATTTCGTGGTTGGTCGGTTGGATGTCTCCTGAAGGGTCATCGGCAAGCATGGGATATGGGACTAAGCCGCGCAGATAGTCCATGTTGAAGATGTTTCCGAATGCTTCGTTGAGTTTGCGAAGGGTTTTTTCTGATGGCTCATTCTTTCCATTCATAATTCGTGACATGCTGGCAGCATCTATCCCGATGATTTGGGCAAGGTGAGCCTGATCGCGTACATTTTTATTGAAGTGAAGCCAATCTAATACGTGCGAAAAAATTTCGTTCCTTAATCTCATATTGCCTATAATTTGTATGAATTGATATGAATTGATAAGAATAAACTTAAATTATGTTAATCAGTTGATGTAAATTGATACAAGTTTGCATAAATTGATTTATCTTTGCATCCGAAAACCAAAGCGAGCATTGAAATCGGGGCATAGAAATAGCCGTCAGGCGAAGTTCGCCTTTTCCAGAAGGCAGCCGGAGCCACCTTGCAAAATTGAAGGATTGCAAAGATAAGGCTTTTCTTCCGATTTCGATGCAAACTGATAGAAAAATTAAGAAAAATTAAATTTTATCGAAATATGGAAAAGACCAAAGAAGAGCTGATTATTGAAAATGAGAGGCTGTGCAGAGCACTTCAATCATCTGGACCATATATCTGTTGCAATGACAAATGCACGAAAAGAACAATCATGAGACCTAAACATAAAGTTAAACTCATAAACGCATTAGTAACTATGGCAAGAAAGATTTTATCTGTCACTATGATGGTGGCTATGATGGTGGCACTGGTGGTGCTGTGCCTTCCATGTTTCCTTATTTTCTCAACAGGAAATAACGGAGAGTTGACCATTTGGAACTTTGTCGGAATCGGCTGGACTTGTGTGTTGGCAATGGTTCTCAAAAAGGTATGGTGATGGACAGGGAACTGAGAAAGGAGATTGCTGCGGAGGTCAGGGAAGTGACTGAGCGGGTACAGCGTGAGCACTGGGAAACCTACAACGAGAAGTGGGTGAGGGGGAAGGAGTTGTGCAAGGTGATTGGGTGCTTCGGTGCCGGTTGGCTGAAGGCTTATGGCAGCAGTCTTCCAAGGACTCAGGCGATTGTCGTGGATAGGAATAATGTAGAGGTGGCTACGGGGTGGGTTTATCCGTTGCACAAGATTCAGAGGATGATGATGAATGGGGAAATCAAGGAACTGAAGGTGAGTTGCGATGCTATCGCAACAAACGGGACAAGGAAAGGAGGTGAGGCATGAATACGGGATATAAGCAATCATATCATCACTGGACAAGACTTGAAGAGCGGATGATTCAGAAGGCATACAATCCGCATCGGTGGTGGGGTAGGAAAGATTTGGCTGATGAGTTGGGTGTGACTGAGGCAGCGTTGGAAGGCCACATCAGGCAGATGAAGAGAGGCGGAAGGTTGTGATCTTAATCTTTTTACATTCATATAATATTTAGGTTATTTTACAAACAGTTCATGTTTCTCAGCGGAGAACAATAGGAATATGTTTCGCATACATGTTAATGCAAGACCAGCCGTGGTTCGTGAGAATAGGCTGAATTTGGGTGGTAAGGGTGTGAATTAATATGTCGGCTCACACATCGGACTTATCGGGAAAGACCGAGGGAACCGCCAGGGAGGTTGGAATCCTCTCCCATCCACAAATTATCGACGCATAAAAATAGCGACGAAACCGAAAATTCGAGGTACTCAGAAACGGCACGGGGGCTTTGGCTCAGTGGTGGCACAAATCGGAGGGAGAATCTGATGGCAGTCATTCCGAAAAAAATACATAGCCGGACGAGAGGCAATGCACGGTGAAACGTGTGACCGACCCAGCAGGTGTCTGTGAAGATTATCTGACAGGAGCCGAGAGGCGTGGTGATCAATGGAGGCCTGTTGTGACGTGTCACAGAGTAAGAAGTAAGGGTGTGGGGCAGTGCGACTTAAATCAAAACCCATGCAGCAGTCGTGAAAACGTGTTGAGATGATTGAAATATCTGAATAGATATATAATGGTATGCCGTATAGCTCAGTTGGCAGAGCGCGTCCCTTGAGGGGGCGAGGTCGTAGGTTCGAGTCCCTCTACGGCAACAAAGTTTTGTTTTTTCATATTATTATTTTCGAATTTTTATATCCACATACAAATGACTGTTTTTGAATGAATAGTAATTTTGAGTGTGTTTAAGCGAGAAGGTCGGGCTGGGAAGTTCGGCCGCTCATTTTTTTGGAGTATTCATCATTAAAAATAAAGAGATATTATGAAAGTTCAAGGTAGAATTAAGAAACTGCTCGAACCAAGGAGCGGCGTGAGTGCAATCGGTAACGCATGGAGAAGACAGGATTTCATTCTGGAATATTTTGAGAGACCAGAAGATCAGTATGCGGAAACGGTGTGCTTGCAGGTTATGAATGACAGAATCGACGAGTATGACATGCACGAGGGTGATGAGGTGATTGTTGACTTCGGGCATAGGGTGAATGAGTATCAAGGCAGGATCTATACTGAAATGAGGATTCGGAGCTTTGAGAAGGTGAAGAAGGACAGCGGGACAACCGCTGGGAACCAACTAGCGCAGGCAGAGATGACAGAAGAGCAGAAGAAAGCGATGGAGAAGTTGAAGGGAATGGGTGAACAGGCAAGCAATGGCGATGCAAATGGAAGTGGAGATGACTTGCCTTTCTGATGAGTTCTTCTGCGAGTGGTGGCCTATTGATATGGAGCCATAGGTTGTGGGAAACCTGACGTGAGGGAGGCACGGACTAACTCAACGGACGACCGCAAGTCCGCAATAGGCATATAGAGCCACGCAAAAAGGTGCGTGTGGTTAGGGGTTGGAATCCCCTGTCGGTGCCTCCAGATTTTTTGAAGTTGTCGTAATACGGCAACAAACTGGACAAAGAAGGAACTATGACAGAAGAAGAGAAAAATAATGGAACACCACAACTGACTGAGGTGCCGACGTTCTTGCAGAATGAGAACTGGCACAATGAGGACATATCGGGATGCTGGTTGGACTTCACCGAACCGTACAAACCGCCACGATGGACGTTGAGTCACAACGGGAAGAGGTTCGCCAACCTTGGGGAGTTGTCGGTCATCACAGGCAAGAGCGGTCACGGTAAGACATCCTTCATGTCGATGGTGATGGCGGCGATATTGAGGGGCAGTTACGGTGGAATGCACTACGAACTTCATGATGAGGTTCCATTCCCTATCGTGCTGTACATCGACACGGAGCAGGGAAAGGATGACTCTATCGCTATCAAGAACCGCGTGTGTAAGTTGGCAGGGCTTGACTATTCGAAGCCACAGGAGCAGTTCAAGGTGCTACGACTGAGGGACACGGTGGATGCTCACCAGCGGTGGCGACAGATACTGAAAGCCATTTGGGAAGTGAGGCCGACGATGGTGTTCCTGGACGGTATGCTGGACATTGTTCGTGATTACAACGACCAGAAGGAATGTCAACCCATCATCCGTGAGTGCATGATGACTGCAACCGAATATGACATCTCGCTGTGGTGCGTGTTGCATGAAAACCCCACCTTCGACAAGATGGTGGGAACGCTTGGTTCGGTGCTTCAGCGAAAGGTGACAGAAGGATTCGCTGTGAGGAAGCACAAGCAGGTGAACGAGCCTGAGAAGCAACGACGACCAGATAGACCACCTATCTACTTCTCAGTGGAACAACTGAAAGCCCGTCGATATGATCAAGACGACTGGGACTTTGAGGTGGTGAACAACGAAGAGGGATGGGGTGTGCCACAGGAATTGAACGTGATGACCCCCGTGATTGGAACGAGCCACACACCTGAAGAGATACAACGATGGATCACCGAACGACAGCAGGACATCAAGTGGCCAGCATCAAGGTCTGATGTTTACAAGTTCATCTTTGAGGAGGAGGGTGTGACCTCTGTGGATGAACAAAAGGAAATTATGCAAATCTGCATGAATCGCCGGTTCTTCATCGAGCAGACAAAGGATGAAATGAAGCAGGGACAGAAGAACCCACGACTGAAGTTGAATGAGGCTGTGATATTACCATTTTAATAACTTAAAAACATAAGGATTATGACACGGAATGAATTTGAACAGAGAGGTGTTCTTGCTTTAATGGCAAGCGGAAAGTACCAAAAAAGTGATGGTGTTCTTGATGTGTACAACATCACAGATGAAGTATCAATGATGGCTGACTACATGGAAGAGAAGGCTGGAATTGTATTTGATAATGATGACTTCGAAACGGAAGAATCATTGAAAACTTTTATAGGACAACTCAGCGACAATATTTCCAGACTTGTCAATGATGACGAAGGCAACAGTATCATATCTGCCATACATGAATTGGTTGAAGGCTTGGAAAATTTGAATGAAACAATCGCCAATAGATAATGTACGCCTGCGCATGAGGTATATATACAGGTATATATACCTTCCCACGCACACACACGCACGTATGCGAGGCGTTGGCACGCCCCATGTGCCCGCTGATGTGGGCGGGCACGGAAATGGGGCTGGAGTGCCACGGGAATCCGCCTCGCACGCGCAGGCGCATTTGGCATTCAGTATAAGCCATTGGCAAGCAATTAAATATTGACACATGAGCAAGATTGACGAGACTACCATCCAGCGGGTGCTTGAAAGGGCGGACATTGTAGAGGTGATAGGTGACTTTGTGGAGTTGAAGAAGAAGGGTGCACGGTATTTGGGGCTTTGCCCTTTCCATGACGATCAGCACGCAACGAATTTCAGCGTATATCCGAGTAAGCAATGTTATCGGTGTTTCGCTTGTGAGGCAAAAGGCGACGTTGTAAAGTTCTTGATGGAGCATGAGAGGCTGTCATTCCCTGATGCAATTCGGTGGCTGGGTAGGAAGTACGGCATTCCCGTTGACGATGTGCCATTGAATTATACACCACCACCAGCACGACCGAAGCCAGCACCGCTGCCGATGCTGGAGATTCATCCAGGGTATGTGAAGCCGGGAAGGATAGAGGCTGATAACTTGGTGAACTGGATAGCGAGCGTGCCTTGGGATGGAGCGCAGAGGGCAAGGATAGAAGAGGTGCTGAAGGAGTATCACATTGGACATTCACGGTGGGGGTTCACGGTGTTTTGGCAGATAGATGAGCAGGGCAAGGTTAGGACAGGCAAGATGATGAAGTATAAGGAGGACGGGCATCGCGACAAGGAAACGAAATACAACTTTGATTGGGTGCATTCGGCAATGAATAGGCAGCACTTGATTGATACGGACAAGGCTGAGGTGAAACCGTGTTTGTTCGGTTTGCATTTGCTGGACAAATACAAGGGTGCCGACGTGAAGATCGTGGAGAGTGAGAAGACGGCGGTGATTATGGCTATCGCTTACGGAAACTATGTAAAGGAGGTGTGGATGGCTTGTGGTGGGCTTCAGAACATATCGAAGGAGAAGTTGGCACCCATCATGAAAGAAGGGCGCAGAATAGTTCTTTACCCTGATAGAGACGGCGTGAAGGAATGGGAGAAGAAGGCGAGGGAATTGGGCTATCTGAATATAACGGTGGATGCAAGACCTGTCACGGAGTGGTGGAAGCCCTGCGACGGGGAGAAGGCAGACATTGCTGATGTGGTTGTGAGGAGTATCATTGAACATACTAAAAAGACGTAACAATGGAAAAGGAAAAGTATAAAGTCATAGCGACGAAGGTCAGCACATTTGTGAAAGAGCGAATCGAACGCATTTGTCGGAGAAAGCAGATGAATGAGTACGAGATGCTTCAGAACATGTGCGATTGCATTGTTCGCTATATGGATGACCGACACAACCTCACGCCAGAACTGGAAAGGCTGATGGGCATCTTTGAACACTTGGAGGGTTGGAGAAACGCGTTCAATCTTGCTGACCATACGGCAGAGGCTGAGATATGCGAGGCATTCTATGTGCTGAAGGCGAAAGGGAAGACAGGGCTGAGGGTGATCCATGTAGAACGTCCGTGGTTTGATGGCGTGGAAGAATGGGAGCAGACGGAAAACATCCAGCAAATCTTTGAACGGTTCTTGAATATCCTGATGCCCGAGAGGTACATGAAGATGAGAAAACTATCCATCTATCTCGGCATCGATTCACGCATTCACCTGCTTGACTATCTGATAGACCGTTGCATGGAAGAGGAAATGAATGCTCAGTATCGGAGAGAGTTCGAGGATGCGGCACGGGCTGAAAACACAAAGACATTGGAGTATGGCAAAAAGACTAAATCAGTGCATCACCACTCGCCAGAGGAGTACATCGAACAGACGACAATCATGTTTGAACCCGATGATACACCGCGAGGAATTGACGGCATCCCAGAAGAAGGAGCTGGAGAGGAAGAGTGAAGAGGCAAGGATGTGGCTGGAGATGAATTGTGATTTTCGGCCGTTCGGGATGGAATGGTAATAATAAATAATGAAGATATGGAGAAGGTAGAATTTAAGGTTAATCAAAACAAACTGAGAGTGAAGAAGTGCTGCGCGAGTTGCATGTTCAAGGACAAAGACCAGACATCGAATGATAACAAGCGATGGTGTAAGTCGAAGCGCATGACCGTCCTGAGAGACGAGTGTTGCAAGGACTGGATGATCTCACAGGAGATGGATATGGCAGGAGGCGGTGAGCCAGGACGTGTGAAGAAGGCAGACTTCATTCATTGGTTCGGTGTCGAATGGCCAAAACTTCAAGCAAAGGGTTGGAATGTTGACCTTGTGAAGACGTCATGGGAGAAGGAAAACCACACAAGCGTTTATATGAAATAGTATGGACAACCTTCACAAAGCCATTTGGGAGTACTTCGACGACTTCTATCAGCCAAGCGCAAAGGGTGCTTGCTATCCGATTCCGTTCTTATGGGCAGAAGAAGCACACGCGGACGCTGCTGTGTATGAGGAACAGAAGAAGATGAATGAATGGTTCGCAACATTCGGTGGTGATCCATTGAAGAGCGAGCAATGGAAGGTGGCGATGCTGGCAAGAGAGAACGGATATGTGATGACTGAGCCAGAGAAATGTTGGCCAAGAACGACAAACGTAAAAGTGTATCGAGTAAGATGAAGGATGAAAGACTACCTTGGCGATGCAAGAACAAGAAGCAAGCGAAGGACAAGATGGAGATATACAACTCACGCGAGTGGCACGAGGTGAGAGCGGCGAAGCTGAGAGCCAATCCGCTATGCGAGATGTGTATTGAAGAAGGGCAAAAGAAAGGAATAAAACGTGGTTACATCCGTGAAGCAAGGTTGGTTCACCATGTCCATCCCATCGAAGAGTCAAACTCGAAGGAGGAGATGAAGCACTGGGCGTTCCTGTGGGGCAACTTGCAAAGCCTGTGCCGAGAGTGCCACGCACGTATTCATAACCAGAAGGGCTACCACAAGAAAGAGAACGTGAAGGCTCGACGTAATGAAGCCTTTGAGCGATGGAAGTCAAGGTTGAAAGGGCATCCACCTGCCGACCCGACCTAACTCATGACCTCCGGGGAGGTGATTTTATTTTACATCGCCTTAGAATCCCAAAT